ATGATTCAGACGCGCGTTCCAGGCGAGATCAAAAACCTTTACGACCACCCGCATCCGGGACGTTTTATTCGGATGTTTGTAATTCCGGCACATCTGTCCGTTACGCAGGCCGCCGCGGTTCTCGGCGTAGGACGCCCCGCGCTGTCTAATATGCTCAACGGCAATGCCGGTGTTTCTGTCGAAATGGCAATTCGGCTGGAATCGGCATTTGGAGCGTCGGCGGTGGAGCTTGTGATTAAGCAGGCGCTCCATGATTTGCGTGTCGCAAAGGACAGTCGATGAAGCGCAGGATCGGCATCGGCGACCCTATCGAAGTCGCCATCGGCATGGATGTGAAGCGCGCTGAAATACGGATGCCGGCCACAGTATCTTATGTCGACGATTATGAAATCGTCGCCGTTTTCGCGGATGGCCGGCGTCTGACGGTGGAACGGCATTCGCGGAACTGGTGGCCTCTACGGGCCGCCGCGGAACAACAGCCCAGAAACGAAAAAAGCCCCGCTGTCCGGTCATAAGACCGAACGGCGGGGCAGTTTCAAGGGACGTGTCGCGCGCGACGGGGTGATGGCGCTAGGCCAAAACGCTTCAGTTTATCGTTACAAATCGACGCCGCGCTTCAAGGGTTGCACCTGCCGCCCCCATCCATCAGCGCCTTGACGGCGGCGGCGATGACGGACGGGTCGTGGTCGCGCCAGGCCAGAATGTCGCCGGGGGCGATCCGGTCCAGCGCGGTCAGCGACCAGGTTCCGGCGCGCAGCCACAATAGGGGGCCGCGATGGTGGCAAAGGCCCTGCGACAGGCGGTCTGGCGGGTAATGGAAGAACGGCGAACGCCCGTGATAGACGGTGGTCAGGCGCGCGAAGGATTGGGCGTAGGCGCGCCAATAGGCCGCGTTGGCGGTCTTCGCCGGCTCCCAGGCGGTGATCGTTCCGATCTGCGCGGCCGGCAGGAACACCGGCGTGGCGCAAGCGGCGTCGGCGCCCAAGCTGTGCCCCTCGATGTCAACCTGCTCGCCCCCTGTCGTCATGTCATGGATCAGGGGTATCGCCCAGCGCCAGATTTCCTTCGCGCGCGCCAGCGGGCCGGCGGCATAGGCGCAATTGGCGTCGATATGATAGGGATTGAACCGCGCATCCTCGGCGATGTCGCCCAGCCGTTCGCGCAAAGGCCCCATGGTGAAATGGGTGCCGCAATCGGTCAGCGTCAGCCGGCCGGATGGGGCGCGGTGCAGCACCGCCTGGGCGGCGCCGGTGACGTAATGGCGGATATCGCTGGAGCCGAGGCCCGCGAAGGCGCGATGCAGATCGCGGGCGCTGTCATAGACGGCGTTGCAGCGGCGGATGGAGAGATAGAGGGCTTTCCAGTCGGGTTCGGCGATGACCGGTTCGGCGGCGGCGTCGAACACGGTCAGGCGGCCAGGCTTTGCTGGATAATCGGGAAGCGCGTATTCATGGCGGCGATGAAATTCGCCTTGTCCTCATCCGTCATCCGGTCCAGCGGTTTCAGCTTGGCCGCCCGGGCGGCAAGCCAGCGGTGATCGGCCTTGATCGCGGCGGCGGTCATGCCGAGGAAGGTCTGGCTGGCGTCCAGCACCACCTGCAAATTCGAGGATTTGAAATCGTCCAGATGGCCGATCAGCAGATGATGGTTCTCGCCGGGCCGCCCTTCCTCGGTCTCGCACAGCGTGATCAGGTTGCGATCGTCGAGTTCGAGATCCGGCCGGCCGAGCGCGATGCAATAATGGAAGGGGAAGATGTGGTGGGCTTGCATTCCGCCGGCCATGTTGCTGCCGGGATTGCAGGCGGCGCAGTGCGGATGGGCCGCCAGATGCGCCTTTTCGACATGCGGCCAGCGCGACGACCGGGCGATGCCGTGCCGCGCGGCCTCCGTTGCGCCATGGTCGGGTTTGGCGGGCAGGATGGCGGCCTGGATTTCGGACATGGGTTCTCCTTCCCGCCGATGGGCGGGTTAAGGTCGGGTAGAGTTGATTTAGGGTGGGTTTAGAGTTGCGGCGCGCGGACGGTTAAACCGCCCCCAGCACGAACAGGCCCAGCAATAGGCCGGTATAGAGTTCCGCCCATTCCGTGCCGGTCAGCAGGCGCCGCCAGTAGGGGTCGCCCTGTTTGCCGATCGCGGGCGTATGCCAGCCCAGCCAGTAGGCGGCGGGTTCGGCCAGGCCGGCGCATAAGGCCACAGCCATCGGCGCCCATCGATAGGCTTCGCCGGACAGGTAACCCAGCGCGATGAAACCCGCGATGACGGGAAGCGCGGACATGAATCCGGCCTCCGCCATGATAATCGCCTGCGACGGATCAAGATCGCCGGGACCGCCGAAACCCTCGCCCTTACTGTGCGGCCAGGTGTCGGCCAGGGCGGATAGAAGCCAGGCCGCCAGCGCGTAGGGCCATGGCGCGAACAGCCACACGCCCAGCCCGCGCGGCGCGCCGGAGATCAGTTGCTTGACCAGCCGGTCGCGCCGCCAGACGATGCCGAAGGGCAAGGTCAGCGGCTTCCACGCCGAAAACGCCTCGCTGCCCCGGATGCGGTAGCAGACGCCGGATAAGAGGACGATGAGGAGGGCCGGGATCATTTCTTGATCTCCCAGTATAATAAGGCAAACGCCAACGACACGCCTGCGCTAAATCCGGTCATGAAAACGCCGGCGATAATTCCTGCGCTCACTGCGCCGCCTCGAAATCGGCGATGCATTTCACCTGGGCGGCGCAGGCGTCGTAGGCCTGTTTGGCCTGCGCCTGGACGCCCAAAGCCGCACCGGCCTGTTGCGCCGCGGCGTAGCCCTCAAGGGGTTTGGGCAGGCTGGGCCACGCCGGGCAGGCCGCCAGGCATTGCGGCGGCGGCTTGATGTGGATCGTCTGAACCTCCGGCACCTCCACCGGGGGCGGCGGGCTGGCCGAACAGGCCGTCAAGACCGCGCATATAAGCAGCGGGAAGGCCCTCGCCCAGGGCGCAAATCTGATCTTTGGGAAGCGCAACATTGAAATCCTCCACGGGTTTTTGATCGACGATATCGGCGGCGGTGATCGCCTTGTTCGCGGTGGCGACGGCGTTGAGCGCGGCGGTTCCGGCGTCGGCGATGGTCTCAGCGGATTTGGCGCTGACGGCGGCCGCCGTATTGGCGACGGCGACGCTGGCCTGCAAATTGGCGTTGGCCTGGGTCAGGTCCGCGACCTGCCCGCGCAAATGAGCCAAGTACCAGATCGCCGCCGCGACGGCCAAGGCGCAGGCGAGCGCGGCGGCGGCCTTCACCGCCGTACCGATGGAATCGAGACCGAACATAGGTGACCTCTTAAGGTTGGGTAGCCGGAATTCAGGCCGGGGGCTGGTGATCCTTGTCGGGGATCAGCGCCGCCGCGATGCCGCAACAGGCGGCCAGGCCGAAGGCGGCGAAGCTGTACGGGGCGGGTATTTGCGTGCCCAGCGTGCCCAGGGCCGCGCCGATGGCCGCCCAGGTCGACGCCTCGCACAGGCGCTGGCGGATATAGGGGCTGGGCCGGGGCCAGTTCATGGGCGGCGGCCTACAGGATCAGGAAGATCGCCGCCGCAATCGCCGCGCCGGCGGCCAGCAGGATTGCGGCGGCGCGGTAGGGCTTGGCGGCCATGAAGCCGGTGAACCAGCCCTTGACGGCGGTCTCTTCAGCCTGGGCTGCGGCATTGATGGCATTCTTAATATCGGACATGGGGGGTCCTTTCGGTTTCAGGCGGTCGGTTCAGACTGTCGGGATTAGCGGGGCCAGATAGGCGGCCTCGGCATGGCGGCGGGTCGTATAGTCGTCGCCGAAATTCATCAGCTCGGCATGGGCGGCGGTCCAGTTCTGCACGACGATACAGGCCCAGAATTTCGGGCAGCGGCGCGCGATATCGCCGTACTGGAAGGCGACGGACGCGATGACGGTCTGCGCCGGCGGCGGCAGGGCGGCGAACCGGACGGGCGATTGGCTGTCATATTCGCTGGCCAGCGCATTGATGGCGTCGCCGCGAATATAGGTGTCAAGCGCATCGGCCTGGGCTTGCGTCAAGGTCAGCGGGCGTCTGGCGAGCATCGCCAGCGCAGCCGAACCGCGCAGGCCAAGATAGGGCGTGAGTTTGGCGCGGAGATCGCCCGGCAACCCCTCAAGGCTCGCCGCCGATTGCGCCGACAGATCGACCCCGCTGGCGATCGTCACGCCGGACAGGCTGGTCGAGGGATCGGGCACGTAGCCGGTCAGCCGGTCGCCTTCCTGACGCCCGATGAAGTTCCAGTCGATGGCGAGGGTCATCGTCTAATCCTCACCGCGGCTTCTCGGTCTTTTTGTCGATATAGTCGCGGATTTTGGCGAGCGCGTCGCGGATATCCTCCATATCGCGCAGCTGCCGTTCCTTGATTTCCGCGATTTCCTTTTCGTTGCGGGTGCGCAAAGCCGCCTCGGTTTCCAGGCTGGCGCGCAAGGACACGATGGCGGTGTCGTTATCACGGAACCGGTCGGATATTTTCATCGCCTGAAAATCGGTCAAAACCTGATCGATCCGCCCCCAGGACACGGCGCAGGTCGCCACCGATACGACGACCGAGAAAATCACAGCCAGAACCGGGCTGGCGCTCCAGTGATGGACGCGGCCGGCCGCAGCCTCCTCGGTTTCATCGTCGTTCCTGATCTGGATCGGCATCGGGGATGTCTCCGGCGGGGATAAGCGTATGACTGAAAGCGTAGGATGCTTGCGGAATGGCCTGCGCAGCCGTGCCAGCAGGGTGCGTAAGGCGGATTATTTGCGGGGTTTGCGGGCGGGCGGCGTTTCGGGTTTTGGCTTGTCTTCGATAACGTCGCCGTTCCAGAGTTTCCGTTCGGCCTCGCGGCGCGCCTCAAGATTGCGGATGCGGCGGCAACCCGGCAGATCACCGCAAAGCGCGTCCCATTGCACGGCCATTTTGAAAAAATCGCCGGGATAATCGGCGTAAACGCCTTGCAGCAAGGCGGGGTTGTTTTCGAAAATTTCCAGACCCGCCGCGATGACGAAATCCACCAGAACGGTGAAACGGTTATCCGGCAAATCGGATTTCGCGATCCCGGCCGCGCCGATATCGCGTTCAACGATCGCCGCCGCGCGTTCGATCCGCGCCGCCAACCAGGCGTCGGCCTCGGCCTCGGTGCAGCGGGCGCCGAAATGCGCCCGCCATCCGGTTTCGCCGCGCCCGATCGTCAGAACGCCCATGACCGGCACGGCGAAGCGCGCGGGCGGTTGCGGATCGTAATAATCGTCATAGGTGAAAGAGACGAAGGGTTCCCGGGCGCGCACGAAGGCGAGGACGGCGGCAAGATCGCGCATGGCTTACACCGTTAAAGCGGGGATGACGGAGGAGGGCAGCGCCGTGGGCGCGCCGGGATAGCCGTCGATGATCAGTTGCAGGGTCGCCGCCCAGGCGGATATTGCGACCGCCACCGCCTTATAGATATCGGGCGTGAATTCGCGCCAGTTCCCGCTGGCGTCGCGCACCGGCATCGCCGCCGCGCCGCCCGGCAGGCCGCCCGTGGCCGTGATCACCAGGGTCACCTGCGTCAGCTTGTTCAGGGATGCGGCGTCGGTCGGAAAGACGGTGGGCGCCAACGTCATCGAACCGGTCAGCGAAATCGTGACGCCGCCGCCCAGCGCCTTGATCGCCTGCTGCGCCAATGTCAGCGTTGGCGGCGCGGGCGGGGCGAAGGTCCAGACGCCATCCGCCTGCGTCGCGGTCCAGCCGATCTGCGGCGCGGGGGTGACGCCGGTGAGCGGCGCCCAGATAAAGTCTTCATGGAAGCGATCCGCGGGATCGACATCGTCGATCTGAAAAATCACATCTTCGACGATCAGGCCCCAAGACTCTGGCGATCCAGCCATTATTCATACTCCCATATCGCCAGCCAGCCCGGTAGAGAGTTGCCACCGTTCACCGCGGCAGGGCTGAAATTATAGCAGCTGAAGGCGCCGCCGCCGCCGCCGCCCGGCGCCGTGGCATTGCCGCCGTTGCCGGTCGCATTAACAACAGGCCGGCCGCCGCCGCGGCCGCCGCCGGCGCCGGAGGCGCCGCCACCCGAGGTCAGCAGAAAGCCGGGGATGCTGCACTGCCCCCCCTCGTTCAGAATATTGCCGCCGGTGGCCTGCGGCGCGCCGAAGCCGTAACCCTCGCTGCCCGACCCGACGACATTCGGCGCGCAGGTGCCCCCGTAGCCGCCCAGCGCGCTGGCGATCGTGCCGAAAGAGGTTGCATTGCCGTTCTGCCCTGCATAGCCGGTGCCGGAACCGGTCGTCCCGTTGCCGCCCAGCGCAGCCGCCGCAATCGTGACGGGAATGCCGCCCGTGAAACCCGAGGTCAGGCGGAACAGGAACCGCGCGCCCTCGCCGCCGCCACCGCCGATAGACACGTAATTTGCGCCGCCCGTTGGCGCCGGGGCGCCAGCGCCCCCGCCGCCCGAGGCGATTCCCATGCCGACGATCGAGGTAACGCCTGGGCTTGAATTATAGGTAAAGTTTCCGGCGTTCGGAAAAAGCTGCACCCCGATCAACCGCCCCGGCACGATCAGCGGAATGGCGGTCACAAGCTGATTATTCACGCCCTCGGTCGCGGTCAGGCCTGCGGCCGTCTGGACATTGATGATTTCATCGGTGATCGCGTTGGCCCACAGCGACGCCAGAAGCTCGCTGGCCGGGATCAGCGGCGGCACGCCGTCGGTGAATTTGCCGCCGACCAGGCCGGCCTCGGTTGGGTACTGCATGGGGTTTCCTCGGCTTGAAGAACGCGTGGATCACCGGGTCAAGCCCGGTAATGACGATGAAAGAGGGAGGGCGCGCCATAAAATCGGGCAGCCACTCAAGTAGCGAAGCGGTAGTGGCTACCCGGAATAATTAAAGATTATTCCCGTATGCGCGGGCTTCAGCCGCTCGAAGGTGCATTCCAGCAGCGTGTTGCCGAAGGTGGCGAAGCGGTCGCCGAAGCGGGCGGAGCCGAAGCGCGCCTGGGCGCGCGGGTTGGCCAGGCCGTTCACCTGCCACCAGAAACGGTAGCCGCGCGCGAAGGACGATCCGAACCGCGCGCCGAAGCGCGTCGCCGGGAATTGCGTGATCGTGATCGTGAAGCCCAGCTGCGCCGCCAGCGCGATGAAATTGGCCGGCGTCGGATCGAAGCCGCCCGCCAGCCGCGCGATGCAGGCCGCCTGACGCTGCGGTATCGTCAGCGCATCGGTGACGCAAGGGTCGGGCAGGCCCAGGGCCTTTTCCCAATCGGGCAGCATGGCGACCGCCGTGCCGGGAAAGGATTCGTTCTGCAAGAAATCGCAGATGAAATCCTGCAACCGCAGCATGTTGACGGCGACGCCCAGCCAGAACCGGCCGCGCACGCTGTCGTCGGCGAATTCATGCGCCAGGCCGGGCGGATGCAGGTCGCGTATGACAGCCAGCCAATCCTCCGCCGTCGCGACGCAGGGGTTGCTGTCGGCGGTTGCAACCGGCAAGGGCGGCGCAGGCGCAGGCGGCGGCCCGCCGCCGCCGAAATAATCCGGCGGGAAAGCGCCGGGCGCGAAGGCGCGGGGGGAGAGATAAACGCCCATGGTTTTGCCCCTTTCCTCTTACGTCATTGCGAGGAGCGCAGCGACGCGGCAATCCAGAGTCCCAAGCACGGCCATTCTGGATTGCCGCGCTTCGCTCGCAATGACGGCTTAGAGAGTCAGGGTGACGTTGCTGCGGTTGCCGCTGGAATCGGCTTCGAGGACGATCCTGACCGTGCCGGGATTGCCCGCCGCCGAGATCGAGATCGTATTCGTGCCCGCGCCGGTCAGGATGCCCGCCATGGCGGCGACGATCGCGCGCAGCGCCTGGCGGGGCGTGACGCCGGTCTCGATGCCGTTGACCTCATCCAAAAGCCCGGTGACGAACCCTGCCACGGTGGGCAGGGCCTGGATGAAGGCGCCGAAACTGCCCGCCGCCTCGAAACTGGCGGCGAGCGCGGACCAGACCAGAGTTGCGGGATCGAGGCCGGATTCGTAACCGCCGACCGTCATCCGGCCGGCGCTGTCGGTCAGAATCTTGTCGCCGGGATTGGCGAGCAGCAAGGTCGCCGGGTCCTCGCCCGAAGCATAGCCGCCCACCGTCACGCCGCCCGCGCCGGTCAGGGCCAGCACCAGAAGCTTGTTCAGCGCCGCGCCGGTCGTGCCGGGCGTTTCATAGGCCGCCAGCGCGGCGTTCATCAGCCCTGCCAGGGTCAGCCCGCCCGAACCGCCCGCCGCGGCGGCGATGGCGGTAATATCCTGCGGCTGAACGGGCGCAGCATAGCCGCACCATTGCGGGATATAGCGCGCGACGGCGGCGGTGAGGCCGGACCCCAGATCGAGCGCGCCGACCGCCGCGCCGTTCGTATAGGGGTCGTAACTATATTCGTAATGGCCGCCGCCGATCTCCGCGACCGTGGGTTGCGGGGTGATCGGCACGGGCGTCGTCGGCGTCGAGGTGACGGACAGAAAGCTCGACCATGACGGCGTCAGGCCGGTGACGCCCTTGCCGGTCGCATCGCCGACGAAAAACTGATAGGTAATGGCGGACATCGGCTATTTCCCCGCTGCGTAATCGGCTGCAGACGGCCAGGCGGCGATGACGGCGGCAGGCCCCGCGCCGGGCAGATAGCCCGCCGTCACCAGCTCGGCCAGCGCGCCCGCCGTCATCGCGTTATCGCGCTGCATCCCGACCTCGACGAGGCCCAGTTCGAATTTCAACTGCATGATCGCCGGGCTTTGATCGGCGATAAAGGCGGCATATTGCGCCGCCGTCATGCCGCCTGCGGACTGCAACAGGCCCACGAAATCGAGTTTCAGCAGCACCGCCGGATCGGCAGCCGGAAACCCCGCCGCGAACTGCGCCTCGGTAATCGCCGCGCCGGTCAGCGTTGCCTCCGTCTTGATGAAGGCGAACTGCGGCGGGTTGAGCCCGTCCAGAATGCTCGCCTCTATTTCGTACAGCGGGAGACCGTAATCGTAGACGCCGGTGACTTGGTCTGTGGCAACCGGGACTTTATAATAATTGCTCATGGCAGCGCCACATCGAAGAGTTGATATTCGCCGAGGCTGCTTTTGACCAGCAAGGCGGAACAGCCCGAAGTGGCGGAGGCTATGATCGCGCCGGTATTGCCGGTTTGACCGCCGTTATTGGGAAGCAACAGCGACCCAGCGCCGCCGCCGACCAGTTTCTTGGCCGTCACCGGCGCGCCGCCTGCCCATTTGGATTGTCCCATGATCAGCAGCGAGTTATTGCCGCCGCCCTCAAACATCGCCGCGCCGTACCACAGTTTCGTATTGACAATCAGCGGAACATAGGCCGCCTGTCCGACAAAGCCGCCAGAAGGGGAATTGTTGCGATTGGGCGGCGTCGGCAGGCTGCCGACCGCCGTGCCGCTGGCATTGTAATAGGATGCGGTTTGAGCGGCGCCGACGAAGTTGGTGCCGTCACCCCCGCAAAGGGTCGTCAGAAAAGGCAATTGGGTGGTGCTGTTGTAAATCAGCACCGTCGCGCCGGTCGCCGGGTTGATCGAGAACAGCCAATCGCCCAGAGCTGTGTATTGCTGTGAATCTTGAAAGCGTAATGCAAAATAATAAATCGACGTGATCGGACAGTAAAAGCCCGCTGCATAAAGAACCTGCATCTGACCGGTTGGAGTAAACGGAAAGGCCCCGATATTCGCGAAAGTCTTGGTGGTCGCAATATTCGCCTCGGTACTGTAAGCGAATATTTGCGAACTGCCACCAACGACGGCATTGGCCGAACCATTCCCCGAGCCATAGGTGTTTGCATTGGCGAGGCTGTTCGGGCTGTTAGCGATGCTGCGGATCACCAGGCCGCCCTGCGTCAAACCCCGGATCGGGTTGGTCAGACCAGGCGCGGAAGTCGTGACAGTGGCGTTCGCAATCGTCGCCCAGTTCGGATAGGTGCTCGCCATGCTGACCGCATCGAGGCAGATCGACGGGCGGATAATGGGGGCGTTTTCGAAATTATAGGGCAGCGGCGGGGCGGCGCTGGCGACGGTTCCCATCGGCATTATGGATTATCCCCCAAAATTTTCAGGCCAAAATTTTCAGGATCGGCACCAAAGCGCCTAACCCCATGTAAAGCTTCCGTTCACCGGTATGGCCGCCGGCGCGCTGACCACATCGGCGGAGGGGCTGGCCAGGTCGAACCCGGCGACGCCGCCGGCGCGGGCGATGGCGTCGGAAATCGCCTCGATCTGCACCGTGCCGCCCGGCGCGCCGGCCTGTTGAAACAGGGCCGCCGTCGCCGCCTGGATCGCGGTTTTGACCGCGGCCAGGGTAAAACCGGTCTGCACCGTCAGCCCGTTGATCGTGAAATTCACCGCATTGGCGACGGGTGCTGCGGCGGTCAGCGATGTCAGTCCGACCGGCGCGTGCGCATTCAGCGCGGCCTGCACGGCGGCGATATCGGCGCTTTCGGGAATCGGGCCGTAGGCGGCGCCATCGACCGCGAACAGCACCGTCACCACGCCCGGCAGGCCGAACACCCAGCAGCGCGTGACGCCCGGCACCGCCAGCACCCAGCCCTCGTAATCGGTCGTATTGCCGCCCATCGCGGGGTTTTGCAGCGCCAGCAGCAGACGCGCATTGGCCGACTGATCGGTTTCTTCGTCCACCCCCTCGGTCACCGTTCCCAGCACCGCGCCGTTGGCGGCGATATTGGGCACGGCGGTGGGCAGCGCGCCCACCGCGCCCGTATCCTGATTGCCGTCCGCGCCGGGGACGGAGGCCACGATATTCGCGGTGGCGAAGCCGGATGTGATGGTGACGTAATTCAGCGTCGTATAGGTCTGGTCGCCGATGGTGACCGCCGTGCCGACCGGAACCGGCGCGCCGTTGACGCCGGAAAACTGGTAACTCAACACCGCCGCCTGGGCGGGGTTCTGGACGATTTTCTTGATATTGCGCCAGCGCACCGCGAATTCGCCGGTCGCGGTATCGGGCAGCAGCAGGACCGACAGCCCGGCGATATAGCCGTATTCCAGATGGGTCAGCCCGGCGAACACATCGGCGTTGGTATTGACCAAAGACCGCCGCAATTGCGGATCGAGCGCGGTCAGCCGCGCCGCCAGATCGGCCCGCGCATCGGCGCGAAGCTGATCGAGCGCGGGTCGGTTCAGGGGCATGGGAGGATTCCTTTACATGTTCCCTGCGGGCGGGCGCGTCCGCGCCCTTGCCTTCGCGCGGTTACAGCGCAGCGGCGGCGGAATCGGTAAAGTCGCGCCCCCGCTATTCGCGGGGGTTAAGTTATGAAAGCTAAGCCGCCATCAGGACAGGCGGCTGGGAAAGCGAGTTACGCCAGACCAGGGCGTAATTGTCGTTCGCCGCCGCGCCGGATTTTTGGCGGGTGATGACGATCGACAAAGCCAGCATGTCGGCGACGCCGGAACCGCTGATCTGGTAGGCGCCGGTGACGGCGACCGAGGCCGCGACGCCGTCATCGGTCAGCCATTGCAGCGCCTCCTCCACATAGGCGACCGCATTCAGCAGCGTTTCCTGCGTCGCCTTGGCGCGGCGGAGAAGCCACAGGCGGGACCCCATCAAATCCACGGGGGCTGAACCGTCGATCGGCACATCCATCCAGGTTCCGCGCCGGTCGCCGGTGCCATCGGGAATCGCATCGTCTTCGTTGGCCAGCCGGTCGGTGAACAGCGACAGATAAATCGCCGTATCCAGCGCGCCATCGCCCGCCAGATCGGTCCCGGCCGGGGTCAGCGCGAAGTCGAAGCCGTAACCGGCGGTGGGGACCAGCGCAATGTCCATGGGTTTTTGTTCCTGTACCGTTAAACCGGTGCGCCGGTGTTGCCGCCGCCCGGCGTGACGCCGCCATGGATGTGCGATTTCAGGCTCTTGCCGCCGCCCACCACATCGGTGGTGGCGGTCAGCGTGCCGTTGACGGTGACATTCCCGTTAATCGTCAGACCGAGGCTGGCGGTGATCACGATGCCGCCTTCGCGGAAGATGATCTGCTGGCCGTTCCGGTCCTGCCAGCCGTATTCGCCTTGCGCCAGGCCCTGGATGCGCAGGCCCCAATCGTCCAGAAAACCGGCCAGATTGTCGCTGGACCCGGCGATTTCCAGAACCAGCATATCGGCGGAGGCGGAGGGAACCGGGTTCGCGGACATGCCATAGGGCAGATAAAGCCTGACCTGACCCGCCGTTTCACCCGCCCGCAAGCTGACCTGGGCCGAAAAGCGCCGCCTGCCCAGCACCCCCTGGGTTAAAGTGCCCTGAAGGATCATGCGTTTCTGATGCGGGGTCATAGGTTAAATCCGCCCGTCCTGATGGCCAATGAAGGTTTATCCGCAGATTGACGCAGATGGAAAACCGATAAGAAAAAAACGTCATTGCGAGCGAAGCGCGGCAATCCAGACTGCTTATGGCCCAGACTGCTTATGGCCCAGACTGCTTATGGCCCAGACTGCTTATGGCCCAGACTGCTTATGGCGAAGCCGGTGCTTGGGACTCTGGATTGCCGCGCCGCCAAGAGGCGGCTCGCAATGACGAATCTGCCTTAAATCTGCGTCATCTGCGGATAAAAAATCGGATCATTCATGCGCCGCCGTAACGGGAACGGCGTCGGTCCAGATTGCGGACTGGCCCTTCACCTTGCGGCGTTTGACCTCGCCGGGGTCGGGGGTCCAGCCTTCCTGGGGGCCGACGCCCAGCTCGGTCGTGCTGCCCGAGGAGGCGTCGATTTTCCAGCGATGTTCGTAGACCAGCAGGTCGCGGTCCAGTTTCAGAAAGCGCGGCGAATGCACGCTGACGATCTGGTTCGCCTTCCACAGCGACTTGTCCGGCTGCTGCCAGCCGGGCACGGTGATATGCGCCTCGGTTCCCCGCGCGGCGTTATAGCGCGCCTGCCATTCGGCGCGCAGCTGCGCCGTGGCGGGGTCGAGCGCGCTTTCGCCCGTCACCACATGCGGGCGGTAGCGCGGCACGCCGGCGTCGTCGGCCTGACCTTCGACCTGGTTCGCGGCCGCGCCCGAGGTTTCGTCATCGACCGGGCGCTGGCCCAGAACCGCATAATGGCTAAACCGGTTTACCCCGCTGTTCTGGCCGGAGTAACTTTTAATGTTGCCGCTGACGTTTGGGCCGCCTTCCTGTAGCGATCCCGCAGCGCGGCTCGCCCCAGCCGTGGTAAGGAGGAGATTTCCGCTTTCATCGTCGCTCGCCAGAACGCCGCGCAACCGGCACAGCCGTTCGAGGAAGGCGAAGCATTTTTCGTGCCGGTAAAGCTGGACATTCGCAAATACCTCCCCCATATCGGCCTGCACCACGACATCGATCCCGAAGGGCTGACAGACCGACCGGCAGATCGCGTCCAGCGTGTATCCGGCGAACTGGCCGCCCTTGATATCGGCCGAGCAATCGACCAGATCGGCGGTTTTTGACCGGCCGGTGATCCGCACCGAATGGGCGTTGGCGTCGCCGTAGGGCAAAAAATTATCGATATAGCCGGTCAGCCATAATTTCCCGTTCAGTTTCAGCGTGACCGGCGTAAAGGCCACCAGCGCCCAGGGAATCGCCCCGACGGCGCGATCGGTGACGGTGATGTCGAATTTCGACTCGCACCGATCGAGCGCCCGTTCGCCGCTGGCCGCCGTCCAGTCGGTGTAATCCACGCCGTTGGCGGTGAGGGTTAAAATGTTGTCCGACATTTTAACCCTCACCGCTTTTTTTACATGTCACTCAAACGCCGTGCGGGCGCGTCCGCGCCCTTGGCTTGCGCGCGGGCGCAGCACAGCGCCGGATAGGCCAGGGCCATCGCGCCCCTGCTATTCGCAGGGGTGTAGGTTATTAAAACCCCCCGCGAATAGCGGGGGCGCGACTGCACCGCATATTGAACCGGCGATCTGTTACAGCGCGCAGGCAAGCAGGCGGATGCCTGCGCCCGCAGGGAACACGAAAAAGGCTTTAGCCGGTCACCCCGCCAAAGCCTCGCCGGACACCGGCATGAAGGCCGGGTGCTGTGCCCGGTTGCGGGTTGCCAGATCGGCGACGATATCGTCGAGCGTTTGCCAGGCGGTTGCGGTAGGCGCGGCGCTGTCGGACAGGGCGGGCCAGTCCGGGTAGAATTTATGGGCCAGACCCAGCGCGGTGCGGCTGCGCGGCGTGGTCCATTGAACCAGCGCCGGCAGCGATTGCCCGCGCGCGGCGATATCGGTCAGCGCGGCGGCGCGGGCGTCGCGCAGCGCCTGGTACAGATCGTCGGCATCGGTATCGGCGGCGCGGCGGATCGGCCCCGCGAACAGGGTTATCAGCCGGTCGCGGGCGGCGGCGGCGGCGTTGGAGCTGTCGAAATCGCCCCGCGCGTAAATCTGGGCCACCGCCAGAACCACGGCGGCGTTCACCAGATCGGTCACCGCCTGCTGGTTGACGCCCAGATCGATCAGATCGGGCGTCGTTGCGGGCGGCAGGGCGGCATAGGTTTCGCCGAAGGCGGCGGCAAAGCCGATCAGCCCGCCCGAAGGATCGGCCTGAATCGCGGCGGCGCTGGAGTTGTATGACGCCGCATTGGCCGAGGCGCCGGGGGTTCCGTTCTGGACGTCCTGCGTGTAGGCGACCACGGCGTCGCCGTAAGCCTGGATGGCGGCGGCAATCTGGGCCGCGACCGAGGCCGGGTCCAGGATGCTGCCGCCCGGATCGTCCGCCAGCGGGGCGATGGCGGCGGCGACATCGCCCAGATAGGGGGTCGGCACGCCGGACAGGTCCAGGATGGCGGACGCCGCATCGCCGACGATGCCGGTCGCCTGCAACACGGCGTAAAGCCCTTGCCCCACGACCGAGAAGGCGTCCGCGAAAGCGGATTGCAGCGTGGCGAAGGCGGCGGCGATCTGCCCCAGCGCGGTCAGCGACGTGTTGGTTGCGGCGACCGGCGCGGGGGGCTTTCCCGCCTCGACGAAGTTGAAATCGAGGCGGACCATGCCGCCCTCGACCCTTTGTTCGGAAATTCTGAGGCCGCGGCATTTGACCTGGAGCGACCCCAGATACGGGTGGATCAGCGTGCCGGACTTAGCACTATTCTCGCAGGCGTCGAGGATCGCGTCGCGGCCGGTCATATAGTCCGGCCCGATGATCCAGCCGGTGACCTGATATTTGCGCGCCTTGGGCCCCATATCCTCGGTATAACTATCGTCGGAGGCCGGAAATTCGTTGGTCACCAGGCGGCGCCCGACCTCCAGCTCGTGCTTGTCAACCTTGAACGCCACCCCGCGAAACGACGCCGGACGAAGGTTGGCCTTCCACGCGGCATCGCCGAAACCGGACAGCAGCGGCGCGATATATTGCTGGATGGGCATGATGATTTATCCGCAGATCAAGAGGATTTATCCGCAGATGACGCAGATGGAAATCCGATAAGAAAAACGTCATTGCGAGAAGCGCAGCGACGCGGCAATCCAGACTGCCTGTGCTTGGGATTCTGGATTGCCGCGCTTCGCTCGCAATGACGAATCCGCCTTAAATCTGTATCATCTGCGTAAATCTGCGGATAAAACCCACTACCCGCCTTTCATATTGTAGCCGACTGCGGTTTCAGGGGCGACGGGGCCGTCGCTGGTGGTGGTGACCCGCGCGCCAGGGGGGACGTTGCGGAAATCGACCACGACGCCGACTCTGCCGTTCAGCTGCACGCCCTGCGGCGGCGCGGTCAGCCCGCGCGGCGTATTTGGCTGCGATGGCGGGGGATTGCCGCCGGAATCGGGCAAGGCCGCATTGTCGCTCGACGGGCGGTCGCGGACGGGGATGCCGCCGAAACCCAAAGGGCCGGAATTCGGGTTGGCGGCCTGCCCTTGCGCCGCGCGCGCCGCCAGATCGCCCGCCGGCGCGGTCAGAAACCTTGCCAGCGCGCCGTGGGTCAGAAAATCCACCGCAGGCTGGATCGCCTTCCAGCCGGTTGCGAAAATGCCCGTGATGCGCGACCACAGGCCGGAAAAGAAGCTTTCCAGACCGGACCAGGCCGTGACGATCAGCGCCGGGGCCTGTAACAGCGCCGCATTCAGCGATTCCAGATTTTTGAGGCCCGCGGCGAAGGCCGCCTTCACGCCCTCCCACACACGCCCGAAAAACGCGCCGAGTTCGGTCCAGTTCTGCCCGATCTCGGCCGCCAGACGCGCCAGATCGGCGCGCGCCGGGGCCAAGGCCGCAATGCCGGCGGCGAAGGCCGCCTTGACGCCGTCCCACACGCGAGCGAAAAACGCGCCGAGTTCGGTCCAGTTCCGCCCGATCTCGCCCGCCAGACGCGCCAGATCGGCGCGCGCCGGGGCCAAGGCCGCAATGCCGGCGTCGAAGGCCGCCTTGACGCCGTCCCACACGCGGGCGAAAAACGCGCCGAGTTCGGTCCAGTTTTGCCCGATCTCGCCCGCCAGACGCGCCAGATCGGCGCGCGCCGGGGCCAAAGCAGCAATGCCGGCGTCGAAGGCCGCCTTGACGCCGTCCCACACGCGGGCGAAGAAATCCGCGATCGCGCGCCAATGTTCGATAATCATATAGGCCGCCGCCGCGAAGGGCGCGACGATGGCGATCAGCACGCCGAACCGCGCGAAAGCCTGTTCGACCCCGGACCAGACCCGCCCGAAAAAAGCGCCCAGATCGGCCCATCCGCGCCGTATCGCATCCGGCAGACCGCCGATGCCGGCGATCGCGCGGCCCAGCGCGGCGGCGCCCTTATCGAAGGCCGCCGACACCCCGTCCCAGACGCGGGCGAAGAAGGCCGCAATCGGCTCCCAGTGCCTGTAGATCAGGACGGGCGCGGCCAGCAGCGGCGCGACGAAGGTCAGGACCGGCAGGGCCTTGTTAAAGGCCGCCGACACCCCGTCCCAGACGCGGCCGAAGAAGGCCGCGATCGGCTCCCAGTGACTATACATCACGTC